CGGTACAGAACCCAGCGCTTCCCAGTCCTTTCCGGAGAGCACACATTCCGTCTTTATGATGTTTCCGTTTTTCCTGTTTCTGTACTGCATTTCCTTCCTCCATCTCCGGTCAAGCCGTGACAGCATTCACCGCTGCCACAGCCATATACCGGTCATGCTCACTCTACGACTTCCGATACGATCCTTGCGAATGCCTCCGGAACGAGGATGCCCCATCCCACAAACATCTCTGCGCGCAGATAGATCTCGTTGTGCCCCTGCAGGTCACGTCCGCTGTTGTCCGGATCGCCGAACTCGATCAGCTTCATGGGGATCTCCTTCGAGTAGCCCCAGCGGAAATAGTCGCGGAAGTTGCCCACGAATGCCAGATCCGTGGTGGTCTTCGTTGCTGTTGTCGGATCCGGATCGCCCGGAACGGTGACCGTCTCCTCCGTCGGATATGCCGATACATTGGAGCTTACACCTACCGGAAGCCCGTTAATGCTTCCCGGAGCACTGCCCCATGCCAGTTCGGGGTACATCTTGCTGCCCGTGCCGGTGGTAAGAGCCGCCAGAGCCGAGCGGAATGCCGGGGACAGTGCCGCGCCGGTTGCGTCTTCATCACTTCCCTGGATAAGAGCGATCGCTGCTTCCATCTGCTCGTCCGCTGTCGTTCCTCCGGATGCCACTACCTTCTGCGTTACCTGATTAACAAAATAATTGCCATTGATGATACCGGCAACGCTTCCGGTTCTCGGATTTACACCGTGGAAAGCCATCAGGTCGATACCCTTAGCTACCTTGCGTGCAAAGCCTTCGGAGAACTGCTGGAGGATCCCCAGCTGCTCCTCTTCTGCTGCCCACAGGAATTCATTGGTGAACCTTGCACCATACTCTACCTTAAGCGGTGTAATGGTGATCGGCGTAAAGCCCGCCCCTGCTCTGGACTTTGCTCCTCCCTCGGCTACAAGATCCACCTCGGAATCCATGTTGAAGGTGAACTCCGTCTTTCCGTTGAACGGAATCGGAGTCTGTGCGGAGAGCTGTGCCAGTACGGACGCTCCCTTTACTCTGTTGACCAGTTCCTTGGAAAGCTCCGCAGGGAATAAACCCGGCGCAGAACTTCTTCCGATAATTGCGCTTTCTGCCATTTTCTTTAATCTCCTTTCATACTTTTCAGCAGCCCTCTATAGGCTGCCGTTGTTGTGTCTGTTACCGTTACCTTTTCGGCACTCGCAGGAGGCGGTGCCACGGTCCCTGCTCTCATGACTCTGGACAAGACTTCAGCGTCCTTTCGGATCTCTTCCTCCGTCTCTCCGGACAGGCGGGTGTACATTTCATACGGGAGTCCTGTCTCATGGGCGATTCTCATTTTTACCGAGCTGGTCTCGTAGCCCTTGATCCTTGCGTCCCTCTCCGCGATATCCTTGTCATACTTCTCTGCCTTCTTGTTTGCAGCTGTCAAAGCCCCGTTCAGGTCGCCGATCTGTCTGTCGTAATCGGCTCTCAGCTTCTCCAGATCTTTCGGTGAAGTATAGCCTTCATACTTCTTCGACTCTCTGGCAAGCCGTTCCTTTATGGCTTCGTCGAACTGCTCCTGTGTCGTGATCGGTGTTTCCAAATTCATTACCTGCTCCTTTCCCCACTTACCGGGTGGTGTCCGTAAATATCTAAAAGGCATCAGCCTAATAGTACAGCTTTTGTTTTTTCTTCTCCTTAGCGCAGTTGCATGACCAGTAAGCCAGTATCATGCTGTCCATCAGGGATATGTCGATATCTTCACGAAGAGACTGAAAACCATAGCCCCCATTCGATCCGATCAACCTATGCTCACAGTTTGATACCGCTTGCGTGAGTGACGGTTGATTCATATGGCAGATATTCCCGGCAAATAATCCCTGTTCAAAGGCCGCATTCGCTGCTACGATCTGCGCTACCTTCGGAAAGATCGGATGCTTCCGAACTCCTGCCTCTTTCATATCTTCCTCGAGGATCTGCTGCCGTCCTGCCCCGTCCACGATGACACGCCGTATGTCCGCTTCCCGCAAAAAAGAGGTGATCCATTCATTGCCTGCCCGTACCGGACAGCAGTCGATCGCCTCTACAAATATTTTTCCTTCTTCTGTTTTTACGGCTAAAGACATGGCTGCATTTTCGCCTGACTTGCCGTATTTGATGCCAATATGAAGCCGTCCGGAGAGCTTCGGGAGTTTCTTTACTGCCAGAGCTTCCCACTCCTTACGACTGATCACGGAACGCTGGTTGTATTTCATCCAAAGCCCGAGGCGCTGGATATTAAAATCAATTTCATCATCCCCGATCTCTCCCCGGACCGTCCTCTCTGACAGGAATATACCGAGAGACGGGTTTGTCTCATACCAGAGATCCACATCATGCGGATCGGACTGTCTCTCCACCGACCATTCCGCCCAGCCGGTATCCTCTGCCGTTCCCTGCAGTGCCGCATTCCGTAGCTTCATGAACACGGTTCCGGTGCTTACCGCTGTCGGCGGCGTTCCGCAATATATTGTCTGCGGGTTCTTACTCGCTGCTATGACATACTGCAGGGCGCTCTTCTGATCGTCCGTGTACTCCTGTGCCTCGTCGATATAGACCAGGTCGAAGCTCTCACCAAGACCGCCCTTGGAGGAACGGGTACGGAAGTATGCCCGCCCGCCTGTTGATTCTACCGTGATCGTCTCCAGTCCGAATTGCTTCGTGGACTTATGTGCTATTCCTGCTTCATGCAGTGCAATATCCAGCCGTTCCCATGCAGTATGACTGGTAGCTGTACGGTGTGCGGTATGCAGTATCCTTTCTCCCTGCATCAGACCGTAGAGCTCACGCATTACGGCGACTTCGTTCTTGCCGTTCTGTCTGGGAACCGCATAGCCGAACTTGGTATGTGTCCATAGCCCCTCCGTATTGACCGCCAGAATATCAAAAAGGAGCAGCTGCTGCCACTCCTGCGCTGTCCTCCCTGTGGAGTTATACAATTTTACCGCTTCCGCCCCTCTTGTCTCCGAGTACGGAAGCACTACGGATGTGGTGGGCGTTTGGCGTCCCTTCCTTCCCTCGCCCACTGTGCCCCTCTTTCTGCTTGCCTATCAAAAAAGCACCTCGGAAGGTGCTTTACATTAAAAATCTTACGCAAATTTTATTTCCAATATATCTGATGTATCAAAATCTCTCTTTTTGATTACTACGTCACAAGTTTTGGGCTCGCTAAAACACCCCAAAGACGGACTTATTTCAAAATCCGGTTTCTTAACTTTTCCATTCTTAGTCATTATTGTATCCGTAGCCTTTGAGGTGTCAAATTTTTCGCATACCAAAACGGACATTCCGTTTTTTAATTTGAATTTATCTACGACTTTAATCATCTTTACACCTCCTTTATATCTAATTGTTCCTTCACATCATCATAGTTAATCCCTGCTGCTTTAAGCCTTTCCATTGCATCCTGAAACAATATTTCTCTTTCCTCATCTGATAACCCGATACCAAATTTTGATGCTCTTATACTTGCCTGAGCTTCTTCTAGCGGTTTGCTCGGATTTGTCGTTCCTCTTTCCCACGCCCTATAGTGTCCAACTACCTCATGTGCCATACAGGCACGCATTGAAATCCTTTCATTTGGCGTATTGCCTGCCTGCTCTGCCGGATATGCGTCTGTACCAATTACGAGATAGAAAAAACGTTCACCTTCTACCGAACCATGAAAAGCTGTAAATGAATTATCGCTCTGCATGATCTCTCCAGTGAATCCCTGTTCTCTCGCCGCCATTTCCGCTTCAATCTTCTGCGTTTCCGTCAGCGGAGTCTCATTTCTTTTTCCACCTGTATTTACTCTCATTTCTTCTAAGTTCATTATATCATTCTTTCTAGGATTTGCAATATCCTCCGTGTTCCTGTTATCGCGTCTCAATGCCTCCTGCACTTTACGAATCCTTTCATTTCTCTCCGCGTTCCTTCTCTCGCCCTCTGCTTTATGCTCCTGCTCCAGCCTCTTCCTCTCCTCCACCTCCGCCGCACGCTGCTCTTCTCTCCACTCCCTTGTGTGGATGTTCTGCACACGTCCGTTTGCGGCGTGGAAGTCCACGACACATTCACAGTTGGCGTGGCGCTGATAGATTTCCTTGGGGGCAGGATAGGGATATTCCCCTTCAAGGCTTTGGCACCATTCACAGCACTTCGGATCGGCAATGTTCCAATAAAAAAGACCGTCTTATATCGGTCTCTCTTACTGAACTTTAATATTTCCGCTCATAAGCTCCGGAAGTAGTGCATCCCTAAACTCTGCAAGGATGATATTCTCTTCATTGTTCAGATACATGATGTGCTGCTTCCACATATTCAGGAATAGCAGTATGACCTCCGGAACACGATCCTTGCTCTTATTCTCGATCTTAAACTCTGCTGCATTTTTAGAAAGCGTTACAAAGTCTTCTTTTTCTGCCTTCTGTCCTACCAGTTCAAATGCTTTTGCAAGATCATTATCCTTTGCTGCCTGCATGCTCTCTAAAACATCATACAAATCAAGGGACTTTGCAAGGCTCCCATTGACAGTGAGCTTGATTGCATTCTTCGCTCTTACAATCCGGTTATAGTCTGCTGCAATATCAGTAAACTCTCTATGCTTGCTCTGTTTCTCCGGAAGCTCAATGTATCTTTGTGGTGTTAAAATATACTCCTGTTCCCTGATATCCTCTATCGTAACCGCCCGGCACAACTCCGGAATGCTCTTCCGTTCCCTGATACACTCCAGTGCTTCCTTCATTACCTCATCAGTGAGAATCTTTACTGTCTTATGATATGTTCTTCCTTCATGAGATTTTCCGCCGTATTGTCCGTTTTGATCCCGTACCTCTTCACTATAAGAGTGTCTTAGATCAATCATCTCAACGGTCTGTGTTTTCTTCTTTTTATCAAATACCAGCAGACAGGTCGGAATATCCGTACTCTCGAACATTTTATTAGGGAGCGTTATCACTGCGTCCAAAAGATTATTCTCGATAAGCTTTTCGCGAATAGCCTTTTCCTGTGCCACCCCAGAGGTAAGCACACCGCACGGCAACAGATAGACCGCTCTCTCATCAACCTGATCTAATCCGGTCAGAACAAAGGCAAAATTCGCGTTACTTTCCGGTGGTACTTCGCACCATGAAAAACGGTTTTCCATTTGTACAAACGGCAGAGGCTCCCACCTTAGGTTATATGGCGGATTCGATATGCAGGACTGTCCCATAATCTTCTCCCTTCCTGACCTGCCAAGTATCAAATATCTCCTGTGTCAAAGCATTCGCGTGATATACGGTTGCTTTTATGTTCCTGATTGCCATATTAAACAATAGGAACGGTATCACATTTGCATCAATCTCATACAGTTTGAAGGAAACGTCCGGATACTGCTGCCACCGTTGTATCGTCAAAGCTCCGCTTCCTGCACACAGGTCAACCGTCTCGCTGCTCTCACCGGCAAGCATTGACATAAACCGTCCCAAACACGGCGGTGTATAATCCTGTTTTTTCTCTTTACGGTCAGCGTTGTAATACTGCCATATCATCTGCAGCCAGTCCCGTGAAAGATCATCCCCTACCAGTTCACGGAAGGCATCCATTTTCTCTGTCTCTCCTTCCATGACACATCTGTATAAGGCATCCGACAGCTTTGCCGGTTCATCTGCACCGAAAATCTGCAATGTCTTTTCTTTGAGTTCTTTCAGTTCCATACTTCATCCATCAAAAAAGCACCGGTTGTCCGATGCTTTTAGATTATATGTCTTTTTGGATCTTTTCCCTTTTCCTTGATCTGCTCCTGATAGTGTTTGAAGCTCTCTACTGCCTCCGGCGGAGCTTTTTCAGTCAGATGAATCTTGAAATCTTCATCCGCTGTCCACCAACTTCTATCCTTTTGCCATCTCGTATCTAAAATCGTCATAATCGTTTCATCTTATCGGCATTGCATAAGGAACCTTACTATTTGTCTTGTTTATTTCTTCACATAGTTCTTTCAGTTCCATGCTTTATCTCAATTACTGTTCATTTTCTCCGCCATCATCATATTCAAAATACTCTTTATATGCTTTTTTCGCTTCTTCTGGCGCATCTTTATCAAGTACTATCCCTTTACAGTACGGCTCAAAAATTTTTTTTAACTTTCTTATTTCTTCTGGCAATACAACAACCATACCATCACCCTAATGCCTTTCTAACATGTAATTCAGCTTCTGTTTCATCAAACCGACCGTTCGAATATTTTCTTGCCGCATAATCACTTATTTCAAGGACATTATACTCATTAACTCCAACCGCGTCTAGTCTTTTCTTTGCATATTCTGCAATTGTCCTCATATACTCTCCACGGTTTTCTGTTGTAATATCACCTATTCTCTCTCGATATCCTTCTGCCTGCATCCAATGCCATACTTCATGATACATTGTTGCATTCGGGTTATCACCACAAGCCATATCCTTCTGAAAATCTAATATTCTTCTACGATCTCCAACTTCTGGAATTACATAAATTGTATTATTTGTTGGTTCGTATAATGCAACGCGATTTTGACCGATTTCAGCTGAAGTCAACACCGCTAATTTAGGGCGGTTCTCACTATTGCCGCGATATCTTCTCATTGCTTCCGATAGCTGGACATCCAACTCATGAAGAGCTCTTGGTTTTATCGTAACATTTTCTGATAAATAAATCTCGTGATCATATTCAACCGCTCTTCGTAATTCAACATCTTGAAATTTAACATCATTTACAACTTCATTACTTCTCGTTGTCTGTCTGTATTCCTGCATCCATAGCGATTCGTTGTTGAGTTCCTGCTCCCTCCTCTTCCTCTCCTCCACCTCCGCTGCACGTTGTTCTTCTCTCCACTCCCTTGTGTGGATGTTCTGCACACGTCCGTTTGCGGCGTGGAAGTCCACGACACATTCACAGTTGGCGTGGCGCTGGTAGATTTCCTTGGGGGCAGGATAGGGATATTCCCCTTCAAGGCTTTGACACCATTCACAGCACTTCGGATCGGCAATGCGGACGATCTTCGGGCTCAGTCCGGCTCTTGCCTGAAAGTCTGCGTTGGTCTTCAAAGTATCATCAACGGCGGACTGTATGACGTTCGTGGTCTTTCCTTCCAGTATGCCGGATACCTCATCATAGGGAACGCCGTCCTGTGTCAGCACATTGATGAGCTGATGTAATCTGTCCTCGTTAAACTCCGCCTGCTTGGCTCGGATACGAAGTCCTGCCGCCCCGTTGATATTTTCCTGTGCTTTCACGGCTGCTGCCGCCGCTTCTCCCCATGCCTCGCGGATCAGCGGATCCACTGTCCGAACGGCTATGTTGTAATACATATGCCCGTCCGGCAGCACCTCGGAGGATAGACCATCCGCGAAGGCTTTGGACAGGGCTTCCCCGATCTCATACGAGTATTCCTCCGCTGCCTGATAGGTTCCGCCGTTCTCCAGCTTTCCTTCCAGTGTCCCGATCCTACGGTTTGTCTCAACATTCCGCTCATATTCCTTTTTCAGACTCGCATAAAGCTCCGGTGCTGCGTCTTCCATCCCTTACTCCGTTGTCACCGGAAAAGGCTCCCTGCTCTTCCGGATCCCTGTCATATTCCGCAGGTTATCCGCTCCCAGATATCCCGGTGCTACCTGTGCGATCTTCGATAAACCGTCCCCGATACCGGAGAGCATAGCCGCATCCGGCTCAAAGATCGGTTCCCATATTGCAACTGCCTCGCTGATCATGTCTCTGGTGTATGTGTACTTGTCACGCATACACGCAGCCACATATCCGGCATTCAAAAACCCTGTCGTAAAGTCCCGCTGTGCCTTCCTTGCCGCCAGACGCAGATTCTCATGCGCTGCCTTGATCGCCTCCGCACTGGAAGGGTTGTCCGTGGCAAAGCCCATATCGTCCAGCGTAAGTCCTGTCTCTCCGGCGAAGGCTGCCGCGTACATCTTGAATTGATTGATATGCGGATCCATGTTCTGCTGCTGGAACTGTCCCACCTTCGGCTCTCCTCCGTCCTCCGCTCTCCGGAAGTCCAGGAAGGAAGATATGGTTGCCTCCCAGCTCTTCATCCGTTCCGCGTCGTCATCCAATCCCAGTACATACTTCTGTGGGAAGGAGTAGAACTCTGCGGATACTGCTGCCCTTGTGAGGGTATTTCTTGCCGCTTCCTGCAGGCTGATGCAGGCTCTGGATATCCGGGAATGCCCGAACGGACGCACGGCATCCGGTCTGTGGATCACCGGCACCAGCAACGGATACTGTACGCTGTTCTCCACACTATAGGAGAGCTTCCCGCCCTCATAGAAATCCGTTCTTCCCGGCACAAAGTACGCTGTAAGCACCGGGCTCTCATGCTCATCCCGCTTCAGTACCGCATAGCCTTCCGTCAGCAGTCCCGTGGTCTGGTCGATCTCGCCGGTAGCATTCCCTCCGTCGATCACCTGCATCCTCGGTTCCCCGTCTTCATCCTGCCGGATATAGATAAAGCAGCAGGAGCCGATCAGAGCAGACAGAATGGCGTTATCAAAGAGCATATCCGGATTGTTCCTCCGGAATATCTCGTTCATGTTCAGATCGTCATCATCAAAGCCCGTAAAGGAAAGACGGTCTGCCAGAGCATCCACTGCTTTGGTACACCATCCGAGCGTTGCGTTATATGCCATCTTCAGGCTGTCCGGTATGATTGGCGACGGATCCGGCCGCTTCCGGTGCATCTCGTAGTACCCGTACCGCTGAAGCACACGCACCTGACGCTCTCCCAGTTTCCGCCGCAGGTAGTCCACGCCCTTATATCCGGTTGTCATTTTTCCATTTTCCATCATCACCATCTCATTTTCCGCGAGAAATATTCCCAGTGGCGGCGGGGAAGTACGGAAGCCCCCGGGGGAGGGGGGTATGCCCCCATACTCTGTCCGTGTCCCCGTTCACGGACAGTTCCCTGAAAGCTCCCGTACTTCGTCCCGCTGCTTCTCTCACTTATCCCGTCACTCTGCCCTGTAAGCTTTCCAATCCGCCGACAAAGGAAGAATCCTGTTTGACAGTATCTTCTCCTCCCCCGGCGCCACTTTTCTTTCTATCAGCTTATCCGACTTCTGCCTGTTGCATGCTCTGTGTGCCAGCTGCAGATTGTCCATGTCGCTCGGATGTCCGCCCTTACTGATCGGTATAATGTGGTCAATGCACGGGCTTAATGGGTGCGGGTAGGGTATTCTGATATCTACTTCCTTCCCGCATATTCCACAGATACGGCAGGTGGCATATATCTTTTTCTTGTTACGCTCGAAGCTCAGGCGGTGGGTTCCGTCATGATCCGGGCGGTTATTTTCTCTTGCCATGTTCCCAATGAAAAAGGCAGGCCATTATGGTCTGCCCTTCTGTGTTATGAGTGGGGTGGGTTATTTTTCCTGTCCTGATTTTCTACACTACCATAATAGCACGGTGGAATGTGTTTTTGTGTGTCTTTTTTTGTTTTTCTCTTGTGTTAGGAAAATGTGACTTTCTGTGTTCTTTTCGCCTCCGGCACTCTCTTGTGTTAGGAAAATGTTACTTCCTGTGACTCTCTTAAGTGCATACGCCAAAAAGCACGCAGGGCTTTCCCGTGCATACGTCTCACATAGCCAAAATCATAGTCCATTTCCCTGGCGATCATCTCAAACTTTTTCCGCTCCACATACCGCTTATAGAGGAGCTTGGCATAATTGGCGTTTGCTTTATCCCCCTGATCCTCTGCCAGCTCCTCAATCTGCCCGATCAGCTTATTCTTCTGCTCCAGATAGTACGCTATGATACCCTCGATCTCCTGTGACTTATCCAGATACCGGAGGATACGTGCCTCTACCATGTTCTCGCCTGAGCTCTGCACCATGTCCATATCATAGCGTATCGCTCTGGCACTGCAACATTCCAGACGCAGCTCCTCCAACTGCTCCTGCCGTCTCTCCAGATTGTCCATGATCGTCCCCAGCTGTTTCAGATATTCCTTCGCTCTCACCTTCGCCTCCTCACTTGTATCTCCGTGTAATGCAGATAAGACATCCCCGTTACCGGATTGATGCCGCTTACCCATGACTCTTTATCCACAAGGTATCCCTCCCTGCGGTATCGGTTGTGTGTTGTGTTGATCTTCTCCGGCCCCATCTCAATGAGCTTCCGGACTGTCCAGTGTGTATATGTCTTTTTCTCCGCTACCGGCTTGGTAAGGTTACGGCTGCATCCGTAGCTGCTCATCCTCCGGTAATCCTCCGGAGCTATCGTCGTGCCGTCCTCCAGCTCCGCAGGCTGCGGCTTGGCGATATACTCCGCCAGCTGCTGCCCATTGCCCACCGCACGCACATGATCCAGATGAGCCAAGCCGTCCGCCGGACAGAGACCGTCATCCAGCATATCCTCTAAAGGTGTCGCTCCCCTTGCTCTCGTCCATGCGTCAGAGATCATGAGATCACATTTCGGATCATCCAGCCTATTCATGACCAAATGGATATGGATGCCTCCTCTTTTCCCGATCTCTACCCGATAGATGTACTTAAGCTCCGTCTCCTTCTTCCGGAATCTGTCCTTCATCTTCCGGATGAACCTTTTGAAATCCCCTTTGACTTCTCCGAAGCTTTTTCTTGTCCCCCTCGGGTATTTGAGCGTGAGCCATAGATCCCCGGGCAGAAAGTTGAACTGTATCAGCCTGCGGATCCTGTTCTCTTTATTTTTCTGATTCTGCTTTTTGATCTGCTCCGGAGTGGGCTTTTTTCTCTCTGTCCTTTTCTCTCCTTTTGCTCCGTATCTCCCACGATGAGAAATCACATGTTCGATTCCCCATGGTGATATATATATTGATTCCGTATAAGCCATGATTCTGTCCTAAGTTTAATATACTTATATAGCATCTTTACGGCTTCACTCCGCCGTTTGAATTTTTACACTAATTATAGAAGGAACTCGTTTCCGCCTATTTCTCGGAAGGTCGGTAAACCACTTCCGGCTCTTCGTCCTTATGCTTGCGGAACCAGTTGCGTGCTGCTTGCGTTTCGATCCCCAAATCATCCGCGATCTTCGGCACCGACCAGCCTGCTTTCCTTAATGCCCACATTGTGCCCGCGTCGATTTTGACATGCTTTCCACTTATCCCCTCTATGACTTCCGCTTCTTCCTTGTCTTCTGTCTTCTTTTTCTTTTCGCTGTCTTTTGTGGTCGCTTTCTTTTCTTTGACCTGCTTCTCTTCCTGCTTTTCCTTGCTTTTTCCCATGATGTAATCCATGATGTTTTCCATGCAGGCGGAGCAGAAATGGCAAGCCTCCAGCGGATTATCCGCTTTTGGCTCACCTTCCGTTCCTTCCCTGTAGCTCCACCGAATATAGCCCAGCCGCTCCTCGGTCTTCATTATTTCCCCGCACCTGTCGCACAATACCCTGATCATCTTTCCCTCCCTATAAATAGCTTTTCCCAAATATTCCGCGGAACATCTCGTGTGCCGTCTCGCTCTCCGGATCGACCGTGTTCTTTTTCTCCCATGCCCTCTGTGCCTGCCTTTTCAGCCAAATATCCTCCGTGCTTGCCCAACCGTGGACAGCGTCCCTGCTGCCGTTTATGTCTCCCCTGTGGTGTCTCCTGCAAAGCATTACCTTTAAGCCGTATTTTTCGGAAAGCTTCCGCCTCCCGAAGCCGTATATAACATGATGTTCTTCCAAGTCATACTTTGTACTGTCATCCCCATGCAGCTGCAGACAGATATAACACTGGTGGTCTTTCTTGTCCTGCATGATACTTTTCATACTTCTGCTACCTCCATGATCTCCCGCAAGAACTCAATATCGTGCGGTGCTTCCTTGTACCATCTGGCACCAAAGCGGTCGATAATCCTGTTGAACTCTGTAAAATCATGTGGATTTATGGAAGCCGTCTGTGATTTCGCGTCATAATTGGCATGAAGCAGCTCATGATACAAAAGCACGACAACCTGTTCCTCTGTGAGCTTTTCAACATTCGGCTCAAATACCGTAATGGTAAAATCCGCCGGAATTGCCCATTTATTCCGATCCTGTACCTTCTCGCACTGCCCATACACAAGGGAACCCTTGGATTTCTTTGCCGTATTGCTCCGTAAATAAATGATTGTGGCTTCCCTTAATGGTTCCAGCTCTTCCACATAGTGGATCAGTGCTGCGCCGATCTTGGCATATTCCTCACAAATTTCTCTTTTCTCTGCCATATTCCCTCCTTAACATCCTCCGCAATTCATCCGCTCTATGGTGACGTGTCCCTGCCGTTCTTCCTCAATGTCCTTCTGTGCCTGCCGTTCTGCTTCCTTCTTCTCGTACATCTCCCCTACGAACTGCACCATCTTATGTGTGACCGCTTCCGCCGGTGTGACCTCACACTGCTTGCAATAGGCATCAACATAATGATGAAAATTGCTGTTCTCCTTATAGAACTGCATCCATTTGTCCATAAGCCCTACCTCAATGTTCCTTTCCCTGTGAAATACTCCACTTTGATTCCAGTGACCTCCTCCACGTTCTTCAGCATGTCCCAATTATTCTCCACGCTGTCCTGCCACCTTTCCTGTGTGCCGTTAAAGAGATCCTGTATCTCCTCGGAGCTCCAGCCTCGATCCCAAAGCTCACAGGCAACCGCCGCATATACTCTCGGTACCAGCCACGCGATCTGGGCTTTCATGACTGCTTTATCTCTTGTCTTAGTCCCTCCGCCTTTGTAAAATCTGCTCCCCATTCTCCCTCCTTCCACGGTAACGCCTCGCATACCATATCCAGCAACTCTTTTACAAGCTCAATCTGTCGAAACGTAAATGGACTCTGCGGTCCGCTCACGATCCTCACTATCCTGTCACATTCCTCTTTTACCTGATCCGCGTATTTCTTCTTAAACACTTCCCAGCTGTTCACGTTTCCCCTGCCTTTCTCTTCCTCTTTGCTTCTCTCTTCCTTGCAATCCTCGCCGCACACCGGATCGCCTCTTCCTGCTCATGTACCATCTCCCTGCGTGCCGTCTCATATCCCTGATACAGCCCATACAGAAAACCGATCCCCAGTGTCAGCAGACTGCTGAACATAATTCCTATGATGTCCATACTTATTCCTCCCTTCTTGCATGATGAATCAACGTACACAGTACCTGCATATCCGTTTCATCCATTGGCACCGCTACCTCTTTCATGTCTTCCTTCTTCTCCGCGTAGAAATACCGGATAATGTCTTCAGCTATATCTACTGCAGCAGGCAGCCACAGTTTTTTGATTCCGGAAAAGTCAATATTCTTAACATACGACGGGCTCCCATCGACCGCTATGGCCCGTTTTATATTGGCTTCCGTTTCAGAATCCTTATTTGTACACGTGCGAGGGGCTTTTTCCTCCCATACTTCCACCGCCTCCGCAGGCTGACAGGCTGTCGGTGCTGCTGCCGTGGTCGCCTCTTCTGTGATCTCCTCTGTTGCTGTCTCTTCTGCTGCCGTGGTTTCCTTTTCTGTTGCCGGAGCCACTTTTTCATCCTCGGAAGTCCCTTTTTTGGCTTCCGGAGTCCCTTTTTCTTCCTCGGAAGTCCCTTTTTCGGCTTCCGAAGTCCCTTTTTCTTCCTTATCCTGCGGTTCCGGCAGGATTTCCGGCTTGGTGTATGTGACCTTCTCCGGTTTCTTCTGTTCTTCCTGCTTCTCTTCCTTCTTTTCCTCTGTCTTCGCTACCGTTACATGGCTTTCCTTTCTTGCCGGTGCTTTTCCCTCCTTCTCCGGATAGGGCACGCCATAAATCCCGCTCCATATCTCCCTGGCTTTATCCGGATAAATCTCGTCTTCTCCCCATGTCGCATCTATGATCTCTATCAGTGCGTTTCCGATATCCTCCGCCGTAAATCTCTGCTTGGAATTGTCGCCAACATTTACCAGTGTTATCCTGTCCTCTTTAATGTTCAGGACGACCCGCCCGACACCCGGTATCCTT